TCTGTTCATTACTTGTAAAGCAACACAATGAGCAAAAATTAAATCAGCAAGTTCACGTGCTGAATATTTTGATACTCCTTGTCTTGATTTAAACATCCTTGCTTCTGTAAGCAAACTGTCAACAAAATTTAGTTCTATTGTTTCACTTTTCATAAAATTCTTTCTACTAAAATCTAACCTATCTACAACTTTTACTGCATTACCAATATGGTCAACTGCAACAAAACCTTCTGGATCTCTAACTTTTAGTTCACCATCTACTTCTTCAAAACTATCAATTGCTTTTATATTTGATAATTTTTTGTATAATATGTCTTTTATAGCACCTAATTTAAGCCATAGTGCATAAAAATTCATCATATTATTCTTATTAGTATTTAAGTAATTTAGCCCAATTTGTAGGGCATTTAAACGGCGCTGTCCTGCAAGTCCTTCTTTTCCTGTTTTTAATGATGCTATTTTTTCTTCTGCTCTGCGAATATAATCAGCAACAAACTGATTATAAAACTGCTCTGGATCTTGCTGTATAGAATTCTGTTTAATATTATTATTCATATTTGCCGCAATATTTACTTTTAAATCTTTACCTGCTTCTGTGCCATCTAAAAATTCAAACACATTTCCAATTCCATTTAAATACTTTTCAGCATCAGCAATAGCTGAATCAACTGCTGTTGATTCTTGTGCTGTCATTGTAGCCATTCCAGAAAAATCTTTTATGTATGCATCATCAAACCAAACATCTGGCGATTCTTTTAAACCAGACAAATCAACTTTAAATGATGCTGACATTTTATCTAAACTTTCACCTTCATATGATGTATGGAATACAATACCAACTTTTGCATTTTGTATCTTTTTACCTAATTCAGAATCTGTTGGAACTGCGTATGTGATTGTGTTTGGCTTAAATGTTACGTATGATTTATTTTCAAAACCTCTTACTTGCAAGTCACCTTGTGTAAACATTAGGTCACCTTGCAACACACCTTGTATATTTAATTTTGATAAATGTTGTAAGGCTGTATTCAGTTTATCACGTAAACCACTTTTATCAGTATCACCTACATCTGCATGGTTTGTTTCAATATCTTGTGCTGATTTATTCAACTTTGGATTTTTATTAAACACACCCTTTGTACCAATAAAAAATTTACCATCAGCAGGATCTTTACCACAAATAATTGCCGGAGACCCGTCCCATTTTGTAGTGATATTAAATTTTTTAGGTGAGTGTCCTTTTACTATTGTTGATAAATTTTTTAAAAAACGTATGGCTTGTACTGCACCTTTTTTACCACTAAAAAGACTTAAATCCTCTAAATGTGTTAAGTGCGTATTAATATTTTCATCAAGTTGAATATCATTAATTTTCATTTTTGTTCTGTAAAACCCTTCTAATACCGCGTTCAAATTTAGCAGGGTCACCACTCTTAATACTGTTAACTAAACGTCTAGTTAGCTCGCCAGCAGTTTCTTGATCATATGATTCATGTAGCATATCTATAAGGTTTATTGCTGAAGAAATAACGTGACCGGCTCTCGATTCAATCAGAGACTCTTTGTGTGTTTGAGGTACAACTTGGCTAATTTCTTCAAGTATTGATCTGGTATTTCTTTTATTCACAATCGTGTCTCCTAAATCTTATACTATTATTTATTATTAAAGGAAACCTATAAAACTGTGTATTATAGATCATCTGTATCATCCAATGCTGTTCGTCTAGTTTTTAGCATACTACGTAAATTTGCTACTTGTTCTACTTGCTGAACCACCTGTGCACCTTGATTTTCAGCTGGTTTTGGCTTAATTGTGCTGGTTCTTTTCTTAATAGCATCAGCCATATTTGATGTTGTCATGTTGTCATCTTCAGCCATTTGTTCTTCAGTTAAATCTGTAATTCTTAATGTGTCAATGTTGAATGCCAAGTTGATTTTTGTACCTACACCACCACTTGATCTTGTCTTCATTAATTGTATCATATATCTGCCACGTTCACGCATACCTCTACTGGTTTGAATACCTACTACGTTATCTGCTGTTTGCACTTTACTTAAACCACCAGCAATATGCGAATGATCAAATTCTTTTGATTCTACACTTGCTCTATTTAACTGTGATGCTGTTGCTAACACTATTTGATGTTCTACTGCTAAATTACGCAATTCTTCAGATACATATTTGTCTTTAATAAACAAATCACTTGGTGAAACTCTTTTTGATATTGGCATCAACAAGTCCAAATAGTCAACACAAATACAGTCTGGTTTAACACCTGTTTGCACTTCATACTCTTTCAAATAACTACGCAAGTCATTTACTGTACATCCACTACTCATATATTTTAATTGAAACTTACCTGACTTTTGTCCTTGCATTCTAACCATTAAATCAATATCATCAATTTTCTTAAATATTTCATTTGATGCAACACCAGTTGACATACTATCAACCCTCATAGAACTTAATTCTTCACTCAATTCAAAAGTAAAGTAAATCACGTTCATACCAACGTTTGTCCAATTTAATGCAATGTTTTGTAAGAACAAACTCTTACCAGCACCAGATTGCCCTGCAAATATATTCAATTCACCTTTGTTAAATCCACCATACAGTTTTTGATCCAATGCTGACCAACCTGTACTTACTGTACCATTGTTATCTTTAAGTGCTAACAATCTTGCTTTTGGATCAACAAAGTAGTCTGTACCTAAATCTTTTGTAAGTCCAATTCTTACTGCGTGTTTAATTTTTTCTTCTACAGAACCATAATCACCTTTTTCTAACAAATCAGCTGATGTAATAATTGCGTGTTCTAATGCTTTGTGTCTACAAAAAGTTTCAAACTCATCAAAGAACCAGTTTTTATGTTGATCATTCATATCAACTTTTTTAAGTTCAACACCACAGGTTGCTTTGACTTGTTCAATAGTTGGAAGTGAATTATATTCTTCAGAATGATCCAACATAAATTTAATTACATTAGATAATTTATTTGAAAAATATTTTGGCTTGACTATATTTTTTACTCTTACAAATAACTCTGGATCTGTCGCACAGAACTCAATAAAAAGTTTTTGTAAATCTTCATTGTAATCTTTATAGTCAGTTACAGCCATTACCACTGTCCTTTTTTCAATTGTTCTTTTGTTACACTATATGGTACTTTTTCAATTATGCCACCTTTTGCAAAAAATCGTTTCCACATTTTTTTCTTTTCTTCTTCTTTTGCTTTTACATCTTCTGGCAAATCAGCAGTATAATCTCTTTTTATTTCTTTCATAGTTATATATTACACACCTTCCTGTTGTTTTACAAGTCTTAAGTATTTCCAACTATACGGAAATTCCTCATTACAAAACTTGTCTATTGAATTTGCTATTATTCTTGTTTCTTCTTGAGTATCTTCAGCACATCTTAATTCGCATACTCTTGCAAATGCGTACAATGTTCCACTCCAATACCATTCTGTCATCATATTTTGTGGTAATACCATTCTTGCTAATTCTGGAGCAATACCTTTGGCCAGCATATCATTGTATGTTGTATTAGCATTTTTTATTGTATTTGCGATATCATATTCAATTGTTTCATTGCTACTGCCTTGTTTTTTATCTTCTGCTCGTAGCCTCCAGTTTTTAGGCATATAATATTCTGGTTCATAATCAACATAACGTCTGCTAATTTCATTCCAACTTAAACCTACTTGATGCTTTACTAACTGTCTAGCAACGAATATAGGTGCTTTAATTCTAAATTGCAAACTGCAATGTGCAAATGGAGACCAATGATTATGTCTTGCTAAAAATGAAATTAACTTTTCATCAGATGCTTCAAACACTTCTTTGTTTTTTCCAAAACTAACTCTTGCGGCATTTACCACAGTTAGGTCTGAACCCATTTTATCAACTAACGTAACTTCCATTATACTTCTACTCCAACTCCAAATAATTTTAACATTTCTAATACAGTTCTATTTTCATACACCATTTCAAGCAACTCTGTTACAGTAACTTGCAACTCTATAATTTGATATGCTAGATAAAGATTCGATAACCCTAATACTAATAAAAAAATAATTAGTAATGTTTGGTTCATATAATCCTTTAATAAGTTTTAACAATTTTATCTGCAATACCGTATCTTACTGCTTCTTTGGCACTTAACCATCTGTCTTCTGGTGGTAGTAAAATATCTCTAACTTTCTTTTCACTTAAACCAGTACAGGCTTTGTAATGATTAATCATTCGTTCAGTGCTTAATTCAAATTCTCTAACTCTTGCAAATAGTTCGTGTTCTTTACCACC